CAACCGACCGCGACCAATATCTCTGCTAGTTGGCGGCGGTAGGTGCCGCGTCCGTAGGGTTTGGGTCTGTCTCGTCCAGTACCGGCAGAATGTCGATGTCAGGGTTTTTGCTTAACCATTCGCGCCAGTTGTCACCAACTTGTTCGCCTTTGATTTTCAAGATCGTGTGCATCCAGCAGGCGTAATCCGAATACAACGGGTTTGCGGAGAGCTGTTGAATGTTGCGTCGCTCGAGGCGTTCCCATTCAGTAACCACAAACAGGTTTGTGTAGTAGTACTCGGGTGCGCTGTCGGGCGTGCGCTTTAACTGCAACTTGATCTTCATGTTTCTCCTATGTCGGCTTGGAGCCGTTGATTACGGGTTCGTGGTATCCAATGTCAGCGCGCCACCCATAAACGTGAGGTCATAGGTTGACAACTCGCCAAGTGATGCGTTGATAACTGGCAACGACTCAAGGTAGCAACCAGTCAAAATGAACTTTGGGTTCGTTGCTGACTCTGCACCTGACGCTGGGGTCAAAGTGATGTTCGTCTTAGTGCCAACCAATGGAAACAAGGTTGCGTAGGTTTCGGTCGCTGCAAATGACGCATACATCGTCAAGGTCACTTCGTTGTTGACAAGGCCTGCGGTGTAACTGCGTGAGTTGGTGCCGAACGCGGTGTCTTCAAGCGCTTCAACCAGATAAGTCAATGTTGCTGCGCTGCACATGTCGGTTAGATCAACGCTGTTAATTGTGAGGACTGGGTTCGAGAGGTAAGTGCTACTGGCCATAAATGCTCCTTAGGTTATGTTCTGATAGTAGATGATTTGTGTTGCTTAGTTGTGGATTACGAAGTCTGGGCTTGGATAGCGCAATCAAGGTCGTAGCACGGATACAACGCGCCACCGATCTCAAGGCTTGACGGACGGCCACCCATCACGATGATTTTTGAGCCAAGCACGGTTGCAACGATGCTCAAAATTGACCGAAGTACCGGCAGACCTGCTGGGCCTGAGCCGATTACTTTGACGGGGAACTCAAGGCGCACCACGTTGCCGTTTCCAGCGAACGTGTCAAAACTAGGAGCTTCTAAATACACGCAGTTAGGTGCAAGTTTCGTTGGGTCGTTTACAACGCGCAAACCAGAGACCGCGGTCAGCGTTGCCGTGACATCATCAATCGCTTCGTTAAACAGGTCGGTGTAAGACATCAGGCAACCGCTGGACGTGGGATGCCAAGCAATTGCTTGACGATCGGGGTCAGGCTTTGCTGAGTTGCTGAACCCATGCCGTCAAACGTGGCGTAGGTTGCCTCTATTGACCCTCTAGAGCGCCACAGAGCGGCGCAATACATCAAAGTGCCCAATGTTGCGTCTCCGCCTGGTGAGGTCGTTAGGGAGTCGATATAGCCCGACTCTTGGCGCCTGCGATATGCGAACTGGTTGCCAGCCGACACGGATTGCGTGAGCAACGTGAAGTCGTCTGACGGGTTGGGAATGTTGATGCCCAAGTATGTTGCCACTTGGCTTGCTGATACCCACGTGCAAACAGGGTCATACGACACGGTGCCAGACGCCGCGGTCCGCTCAACATTGTCTGCGACCCGTGCATAAAGCACCTGATCGGCAATCGGCATCTGATAGTCGTAAAGCAGATCGCCTTCGGTATCAACGCCAATAAACAAATACTGTGGCAATGCGCGCACAGAGTAAGTGCCGTTAAATGTGGCGTCAACGCCTGCGACCGTGATTGACTGGCCGACTGCAATCTCGCTGGGGGTCAGGAGTTGCAGTACGGCGAAGTCATCAATCAGATACTTGTTGGTAACTGTGTATGTAGCCATGAGCGGTTATTCCGCTCTCGACTAAGCGATTGCGATTGACTTAACCTGATCGCCGTCTGCGATAAAGGTTGAGACGTAGCCGTAGTAGGAGAATGTGCGACCCAAGGTTGCAGGTACTTCTACCGACATGATTCCACGCACTTGCTCGTAGAACTCAATTGCAGCGCCTCGAGCAACAACCATCGTGTTTTCGCTGAACGCACGATCCACAACTAGGTTCAATCCCAATGGGTTAAACGTGTTCATTTGTGTCACGTTTGCTGTGCCCAATCCGTTAACGCCCATCAATCCAGCAGCGCCGGCATACGGGAAAATAGGTCGCTTGTCTGCGTCCAACTGGCTGCCCAGTTTTTTCCAGACATCGGAACTGACGAAAATGTGGTCAGGCAGGAAGTTGGTTGCTTGCAGGATGTCGGTTGCTGCATCGTAAAGCGCTGCGATCAAACTGGTTGGATCGTTTGCGGTTACTGTCCAAGTTGAACCTGATGCTGTGTCGCCAGCAAGAATTGCGTTACATGCAACTGCATCCGATTGAATCATGTACTGGCCTGCGAGGTCTCGCAAAATAATTTCCATTGCCGCAGGTGAAGTGAAGTCAATGTCTTGTACTGACAAAGTTACCTGACCTGCAAGTGTGGTTTTGCTAACAACGTTTGATGCGATTACTGGGGTGGTTGCTGACACTCCTGAAAGTTCAGGTGACTGTGAACCTACCGACGTGTGGGTCGTCCAAGTTGGGCGAATCCATGTCTTTGATTGTCCGCCGTCTGGCATTGCGCGAGCGCCTACTGCCGTTACTACTGGACGGATGTAGTTCAAGTCCTCAAATACTGGCCCGAGGACTGGTACTGGTAAAAGACCAGGTGTATCGGTTGTGAGCACATCGCCTGCAGCTGCTTGAAGTGCTGACTGCTTTGACAATGCGAACTCGCGTGCGGCTGCTGCAACGTTGCGGAAAGTTTCTCCGCCGATGTGCATCGCTGCGAGGTATTCGCCTGGTGTTGGCAAATCAAACTTGCGCTTGGCCTGTGCGTAAATTGGTGCAGTAGGGATGGTTGCCTCGACTGCGGTTTCGTTTACTTCGGACATTTCTGGTTTCTCCTCTACTGGGGTTACTTCTTCATTTAACACTACTTCTTCGGGCTCTTGGTGGATACTCGCTGCGACTTTGGTGATGTTTGCTGCATCGCCGAAAGCGCCGATCGGAACTAGGGATAATTCCATCCAGTCGGCTGATTCGATGATCATTGTGCCTTCTTCGTCATACGAGAACTTGGTTGGGTTTACCCCGACCGATACTTGGTCAATGGTGCCGTCAATGGCCATGACTAGGGCATCGTTTCCAAGGCTGGTGGCGCTAATTTTGGCGCTAAACATCATGCCTTCTTCGGTTTCTGCGCGCTCTGTCACTACGCCTACTGGCATTGAGGCATCGTGGTACATAAACAGGCGTGGGGCTTTGCCTTCGACTGGCAATGAGCCAGGACGGAAAATCACAGCTGTGCCGTCCGAGACTGTTGCCGGAACGTTGTACGGTACTGCGACTCCGCTAATGGTTCGGCGTGGCGCGTCACCCTTGGCAGCGTCAAGCGTAAAATCTCCTGCAATTAATTTGATCATCGTGCTAACTCCTCTTGTGTGTTTTCTCTAACGACTTCTTCACGGTCGTCCATTTGATCGGCCATAAAGTTTTCTTCTAGGTATTCTTCGGAATCAAACTCAACATAGGTTCCTCTTGGCAATACATTGTCCATTGACAAAGCGCCAACGATTGCATCTGCATACAACTTGACACCAAACAAGTAAAGATCGGCGCGCGCCTGCTGGGATGATTGGTACGAGTATGCGCCAGTTGCAACGCCCACCAAATACGGCGGAACGTTTGCCAGACGCGACATTTCAAGCGCTTGATATTGCGATGCCTCAATCAACAGCATTTTGTCTGGGGTGCTGTTTGTTTCCGTGTATGTCAAATACTCGTTAAGCGCAGCGGTCTGGTTGGTTGCTCGAGCGGCGTTAAACGCGCTAGCCAAATCAGCCAACTCTTGCGCGCTAAGCGGTTCGCCACCTGTTTGCTTAAGTACGCCAGCAGGGATGCTTGACGATGCGTTACGGTTGCGCGCTGCTTCAAGTTTCAGCGCGGTTTCAACTGCGCCAGGAGCCGAATAAATCAATCCTTGATCTGGCGACAAGAACTGCACGAGGTTTGCTGGGTCAAGCATGCCACCGTTGAAATACACTTCTTTGGATGGTGCAAACCACACAGGGCCAACCATGTCGGTCGTGGTAATTGAGCCGGCAGGCAGTCGAGTAAACGTGGCAGGGTAGCCGTCAGCGGTGCGCGATGTGATGTACCAAAACGCGCGACCAAAGAACAGCAAATCGTCTAGCGTCCACGACATTAAAAATTGGTAACTGACGGTGGGGTCTGGGCGATGCAACCAACTGCGTGGCGCAATGTAAATGCGCTCCATTTTTTCACCGTTCCAAAACTCGTTGTACATGCGTAATGGCATTGAGCCGATAACGGACTTAAACAGCGAATTAGCGCGGTTGATAGTTGGCACGCTGACTGCGCGGTTGCGCGCTTCGCCTTCTTGGTAACTGTAATACTGGCCGATCATGCTTACGCCTTGCGCGTTACTTGTGTAACCGCCAGCGACCGCAGCTGCCACGCTAGGCGCTGGGCTTATTGCTGCTTTTCGGGTTTTGTTAAAGATCGCCATGTTCCTACTTTGTCATATAAGTGGCAACCGCGCATGACTTATCCGATTCCGACAAAAGGCAAGGTGCGCGGTCGCCGCGTTTATCTTAGTTATTTACCGCGACAAGCATGGGCTTTCCGCTGTTGACTGGTCGCGCGCATAGACCAATTCCCCAGACCATTGTTCGCGCTAACTCGATCGGCCCAGGCGAACGCTTGCTTGAGAGCACGATCGTGTTGTCGGTGCGAACAGCAACGGCGCGCTGCACATGTTCGGCTAACAGTTTTTCGCCTGTGTGTAACAGTCGCGCTTCGGCGATCATGTTTTTGGCTAGCGGTGTAAAGCGTCCTAGTTCGGCGTAACCGACCACGACACGGCGGCGCTCGATGTTCGGTGGGCACGTGGCGTCCACGGTCGGCGACAAGGCAAACCTGATCGTGGGGTCTTTGGCAAGTTCTTGCACGTTTTCCCACAGCTCTGTGATTGACTCGGCGATAAATGCCACGGTGACAAGCACCCGACCGTCTGACAGGTTGACGCATCTGGTCGCGCTGTATCTGGAGTCGTCCAACGAAGACTCGATCGCCACAACCCCACCGCTAGGTATGTCACCTGTGTATTCCAATGACGGCCAACGCCCAGGCTCAATCCATCCGCGCACAACACTCACCCAAAGGTTTAGGGATGCCCGCAAGAACGACGCCCGATCAGGGTTAGTTGACTCTTGCCTAATTGTGTCCATGTCCAACGTGTAACCAAGCGCGGGATTACCCCAAGCCCATGACGCAGGATGCAACGGGTCAAGGCTCGGGTCGGGCGACCACTCGGCCATGTACATCGTGGACGGTTCGCCTTTGTCAATTGCTCGAATGCCCGCCTCACGCCAACGCTGGAACAACACAGATTCCTCGGTGCCAGCTGTAGAGAAGAAACAAGCCAACGGATTTTTGCGAGCGCGCTGTGCCGGCAACAGACCGCCTTCTACCGAGTCGGGGTTGACGTCAAACAACTCGTCAACAATTACAAGGTCAATGCTCATACCGTGACCTTGGTTTGGCTTTAATGCTTTGACCCACCACTTGCTGCCGTCTGGCATTGTCGCCTGATAACGACCGTAAGATTTGACAATCTTGGCGCCGTAATACTCCTCAAGAATTGGTGCTAAATCATCAAAGAGCAAGCACGCAAGATCAAGTCTGTGCGCTCCAGATACCACGGTCTGCTTACCGTTACGAATCTTTGGCATCTCCACAAGCCAAAACAAAATGAGCGCCTGGATGATTGTGGTCTTACCGTTCTGACGCGCAACCGACACAAGGCTTGAGCGATGCACAAACTTGTTATCGGCGTCAACCGCAAGCATCCCTTCAAGAGCATGTAATTGCCAAGGCATCAGGTCTATCTGCAGCACCTTCTTTGCCATGTCCCCCACAAGTCCAGCTAGTGAACCGGCATGATCTGGCACCATCGTTTCCAGTCTCGGCTGATCATGGCCAGTTACCGCTGGTTCAGGCTGGTTTGGGCTGGTGGCGACAAAATGATGTATGGGGCTCGGGGGCATC